CAATCCTGGTCTACCTTTAAATGGCAAGGCGTCCTCGCCTGCAAAAATGCCAACTTTTAGCGCACGGCTCCCAAAGAGCCATTTCCCTGGACCGAATATAGGAATCGTATTCGGTCTTTTTTTGTTTAGTATTTGGCATCAATGACTTATCGTAAAATCAATGAGTTAAAACCCATCCTGTTGCCTTCTGTTCTACTCTGCTGGAACCTCTGCCGCCACTTTACCGCCATTATTCTTAGCCATTAACGCCAATGGATTACAACGAATTGCATCTTCCAAATGATCTGGTGCGAAGTGGGCATAACGCATTGTTACCCTGATGTCTGAGTGTCCCAGGATGCGCTGCAGCACGATGATGTTTCCCCCGGCCATCATAAAGTGACTGGCGAAGCTGTGTCGCAGGACGTGACTCATTTGCCCTTCAGGCAACTCGATGCCTGCCAGACGAATGACGCGGTAAAACTGGCGATAGCACTCGTTAAAATAACGGTCTTTCCTTTCCTTCAATTCTTTATACAGTTCATCGCTAATCGGCACAGAGCGATTCTTTTTCCCTTTGGTATTGATGAAGGTGAGTTTATTCGGGGAAAGTTGAGTCGCCTTTAATGACGCAGCTTCACTCCAGCGGCATCCAGTTGAAAGGCAGATTTTAATTATGAGTGTCAGGTCATCATTGCCGTGAACTTTACAGGCGGCGAAAAGTTTTTGTATTTGCTCGCCGGTCAGCCAAGCCATTTCTTTTTCTGGCTGGTCAAATTCACGAATGTTTTTGAGCGGGTTGGGGTAAGAAATTTCACCGAGCCGCTCCAGTTCGTTAAACAACGCGCGCAGGAATGCATGCTCACAGTTAACGGTGCCAGGCGAGACTTTCAATGATTTCAAGCTAGTCTTATAACCGTTCTGAATTTTGCCTTCCAACCGATCATCACGATAGTGTGCCCAATCCTTTGCTGTTATCTCGGATGCAACAGGATTTCCCATTCCATTGCTGATGATATAGAGCTTTGCCAGGCGGCCTTTGTTATCGCTTAGGGCGCGTCCATGCAATTTGTACCACAGCTCAACCAGTTCATTTAATCTGCGCTTATCCTCTTTTTCTGCCAGCCACGGCTTTGCTTTCATCTCGTCGAGGGTGTATTGCTCGAAGGCGATCGCTTCGGCGCGGGTTTTAAATTGGCGCCTGACGCGTTTGCCTTCGCGCCCGTTGAGATAGCACTCGCACAACCATTTTCCAGTGCTCAACTTTCTGATTGCCATGACCAAGCTCCATTACAAAAAATGGCGCTAAATTACTGTATATAAAAACAGTATTCAATGTTTTTTTATAAGAAAGTAAACATGAAAAAGCCCGCGTAAGCGGGCTAAATTAGTGGAGTAGCGACGGTTGATGTTGTTGATTAGAGTAGAGCGGAACTTTGTTTACTTGGCCGGGCGAAACAATGATTCCTGCAACTGACTCAAGGGTTTTGAAGGTGCAGCTGCAATTAATATTCTGGCACTGGTGATAGCGTTCTTTCGTCTCTTTAGAGACGTAACGGCTGCTCTTGGCGTGAGCCGCCGTTTGGCATAACGGGCAATGCATCATGTTGAAATCCTTAGCAAGTAAAGCAGGGCGGTTGAGGCTAATTTTGAATAAGCAAATCCCGGTTTGCAAATTACAGCCTAATTAGCCGCTTTCCGTTTCACCCTCTGTCTCTGACTGATATTCAATGTCGGTGAGAAGCACCTCAAAATCGAGTTGTGTGGTGTAGCCGTTGTTGCTCAGGCTATGCGTCACCTTACTTATGAGCCACGGCTGCGCATCGATCACCGATTTAAAGCCGCTGACTTTGACCGGTGTTTCGGGATAGAGATCAGCCCGGCCCATTGCCAGCGTAAGCGAGAACTCAGCCACGCCACGCTGTAGCTTCTCCCACTTAGCTTTAGCAGCGCGCATCGCTGTTGCTTTGCTGGAATACACTGTCGTTAACGAAAACACGTTGTCTTCGCTGCCTGCCAGATAATCGCCTTCTTTCGCTTCCGGTGGTTTAGCCGCCCTTGCTTTTGATTTCTTCGCTTCAGGATGTTCTAACGCGCGAAGCTGCCGCACTTTCGTTTTACGTTGTAGCTTCACTTTCTTTGGCTTTGGGTCTTTGGTGTGAAGCCAGCTTGCAGATACGCCGGTATAGGCGCCACGGTCAGCGATGCTGAAAGTGTGCCGATCACCATCTTTACGGGTGATGGTCATCTGTGGGATGGGTTTGCCGCTAATGGTGACGCCATTACCCGGTCGGATAAACAACAGACGACCGGCTTTTACTGCAGCGACCGCGCCATAGAGCGTGGCAAGGCGCGTCAGGAATTTGGCGTCGGTCTCTTGTGTCTGGTCAATATGCGCCACCGCAATCCCGGCAAATCCATCAGCCAGCATAGGTTTAAGTTTATTGCGACTGGCAATCTGCGTGACAATATCGCCCAGGGTTGTTTCGTGGTAGGACACTTCACGGCGGGAATTCAGTGAGCCGCGAAAATCAGCACTGCGGGCGCGAATCGTCATAGTATCCGGCGCGCCGTGATGCTCGACTTCATCAACGGTAAAACTCCCTTTCCCGATCAGCGCTTGTCCTTTCCAGCCGAGAAACAGCGTTACCACAGCGCCGCGTACTGGCATCGCCAGTTGACCATCTGCGTCGTCCAGCTCGACGTCGAGCTGGTCAGCCTCAAAGGCGCGGTTATCGGTCAGCGTGAGCGATATCAGGCGATCACGAATGTTCGCTGTGACATCTTTTGAATTGACCGTCAGCATAAAATCAGGTGTTAAGCGCGCGCCCATCTGCACCGGCAGGCCACTGATACCGGTCATCCGATCAACCCTCCCACCTGTGAAATGAGATTGCCGGCCGCTGACTTAACGCTACCGATAGCAGATGTTATCTGCCCTGGCAGATTGCCCACCCCGCTAATCAGTCCGTCAGCCTGCATTTTCAGATCACCAAACATCGAGGTGAGGGATTCATCCACGCGCAGAAGGCTAAGGGTGAACATGATTTTACTGGCGGCACCGTTGGGGAAAAATTCGCTGTGCGTGTTGGAAATGCTCTCAATCACATACATGCCGTAAATCATGCCACTGCCACCAATTAACGGCCACGCCATTCCCTGATCGGCAAGTAGTCGGACGGTCATCAGCGATACAGCGCCGCCGGTAATTTCCGGGCGAAGTTCGCCCGAAAGTGTGATTTTCTCATCGCCCGGCCCAATGAACTGCGCCGCCGGTCGCTGACCAAATCGGCTGTTAGTCGGCCAGCGATAATCGATGTTCTGCTGCAACTCGCCATAAGGCAGCGTCTGTCGCATAAACGGCATCATGCCGTAGATCATCATCATCGCTTAATCCTCCCAACTCATTTTGCTGCGATTCTGCGCCTGTCGGTTACGCTGCTCACGCGCCTGATGCTGCGCCATAAGTGCCAGCGCATCGTCTTTGCTCATGCCTTCATGCATGTTGATTTCATACTGGTAACTGTTCTGGCTGCGGTCAGTAAATCCGCCGCCTGCAGACGGTGCCGACACGGGTCGATAAGGCGCGCCGCCAGTTGCCAGGCTGTATTGCAAGCCACCCGTATTTACGCCATCGCCGCCGGTAGCCATTGGATCGGGTGAAGGCACCTTGTCTTTAAGTCCATCGGATTTCGTATCGATGATGCCGAGCTTTTCAAGCACCCAATCAATGCCGCTTCGTAGCTGATCGAGTGCATGGCTGGGAATTTTTAAAGCCTCAGCCAGCATGTTGCCGAACTTCTTACCCATCTCACCCGCTGAGGCCAGCTCTGATTGCGTGGATTTAACCGGATCCAGCAGCTTGCCAAACCAGCCCCAAAGCTCTTTGACCTTACCGCCAAGCCATTCAAACGGTGGTTTTAGTGAGCCAAAAGATTCGCTGATTGGCCCCATTGCGGCGGTAAATCCTTCAGCAACGCCAGCCATAAATGCGCTGATAGGCTCCCAGTATTTACGAATCATCAACGCACCGGCCACGATCGCCGCCACGACAGCCATGACCGGCAGCGTGATTAAACCAAGCGCCGCTGTTATTGCGCCGCCAGCGATGCTGAAAGCTGTGCCAAGTAAAGCCGCGCCTGCAATCAATGCGTTGATCCCCGCGACGACCGGCCATGCAACCAAACCAATCAATCCCAGCCCCGCGACAAGCGCTGTAGCTGCGCCCGTCAGCATGACAATTTTGGTTGTCAGTTCAGGATTGGCTTTTACCCAATTGCCAGCGGTGATAAGCCATTTGTTGGCGGTGGTCGTCAGCTTGCGAAGAGATTTATCCTGCTGTTCAAATACCTCAATGCGTACGTCTTCCCAAGCTGATGACAGGTTGAGCAGATCGCCATCGAGGTTATCAACCTGAACATTGGCCACCTGTTTAGCGGCTCCACCTGCGTTCATCAGGTAGCCGCGCTTTTCATCAAGCTTACCGTTCCCGGCTGCGTCGATAAGGTTGATGGCACCTTTCATCGCTTCTTCGCCAAAAATGGTTTTAATGTATTCCGCCTGCTGCGCTGTGCCGAGTCGGTTCTTTTTGAATGAGGCATCAATACTTTTGAGGATGCCGAACACTGGCAGCATGTTGCCTTTGCTGTCACGCGTCTTGACGCCTAACTCGCTTAAGGCGGCGGACGTTCTGCCGGTAGGTGCCTGTAATCTGGTAAAAATAACGCTGCCACCGGTTCCCGCCATCGAACCTTTGATGCCGTTATCCGCCATCACGCCAAGCATCGCCGTTGTATCTTCAATGCTGGCACCAGCAGCGCGCGCAACTGGCGCGACGTATTTCATCGCCTCGCCCAGCTCAAGCAGGTTGGTGTTGGACTTGGTGAAGCCTTTCGTCATAACGTCTGAAACGCGCTGGATCTCCGCCATTGGGATTTTGAAAGCGGTCTGCATGTTGGTAACGATGTCAGCCGCATCGGCAATATCAACCTTAGACGCCAGTGACAGGTTTACCGTCGATTCCGTTGACGCCAGTATGCCGTCGGCATCATAGCCGGAACGGGCCAGCGTGCTCTGCGTGCGCGCAACGTCAGTCGGTGAGAATGCCGTACTGCCGCCAATATCGCGGGCCTGCTGTCGAATTGCGGCTAGCTTGGGATCATTTTTGCCGGTATCGAGCAGCGCCTGCGTTTCTGACATTTTCTTATCGAACTCCATACCCGGCGCAATCAGCCTGCCTTCGGCATAGAGTGCGGCGCTGCCTCCGGCAAAACCTGCCGCGCCGGTATTGCGCACTTTCGCCGACAGCTCCTGCCCACGCCGGTAGCGCTCGCTGGTTCGGTTTAATCTTTCCTGCTGAGCATTAAGGCGCTGCAGCTCTTGTTTCTGTCGGCCCAGGGCAAGTGTTGCTTGTGCTGAAGCATTTTTTAATCGCTGTTGTTCACTGCTGAGATTGCGCGTGGAAATACCAGCGGCTTTAAGAGACTCGCGCTGCTGCTGTACTGACAAGCGTAGTGAGTTTGATTTTGTTTGAAGTGCTGCCGCCGCCTGTTTTGCCTGCTCTAAGGCGCGGGCTTGCTGCGTGGTTGGCTGCTGGGTATTCCTGAATGCCACTGCAAGCGCCGCCGCTTCGGCTTTCGCGTTTTTAAGTTTCTGCTGAGTGATAGCCAGCTGTGCGCTGGTCTTGCGGAAACCTTCGATTTTTCCCGCCTGCGCATCCAGTTCTTTGATGTTGTTCTGCGTCTGACGTATTTCTGTCGCAAGCCCTTTAGTGGCACGTTCAACGGCTTTAAAGGGGCGCGAGGCTTTGTCTACCGCGTTTAACAGTACCTGTACCCTGAGGTTATTGCTCATCCGGGGTTGCTCCGCTGCGGATAAAGGCTTTATGCCGCCAGTCCATTAGCTCGGCCAGCGGCATGTCATACATCTCGGAAGGCGGCCAGTGAAATATCGTGGCGATATCGGCAATCAGATCGTTAATCGTCAGGCCGCGCGGCCAGTCTATTCGTCCGACTTCGTCTGCAAAAAACCAATCACCTTGCCACCGAGCGAGATCAGGTCAATCGGGTCGAGGGC